CCGATTAGCCCTCGGGCTTTTTTACGCCCTCAATTTGCCGTTTGGCATCCTCAAAGCCACGCCCTATGATGACCCGATGGCCTATGCTTTCCAGGTATTTGATCCAGTCCTTTTGTACTGGCGAGACAATGCCCCCTGCCTCGCGTTTCATTTCAACCCATAGCAGCCACTCAGGGACAAACAAATCCGGTAGGCCTGCCTGTACCCCTTCTGCCTTCAACGATGCGCCTTGTGACGCCCCACGATGGCCCCCGTTCGGTATTGCAAACACCCTCACGCCAGGGTAACTGCGCCGGAACCATGACACTAGGCGCACTTGCTGGAGGTGTTCGGACTCCATTAAAAGGGTATCTCCCACTCCCATAGGGCGCAGCCCCCAGGCTCGGATGCAAACTCTGGTGGTGGCGTATCGTTATATTCGGCGCATAGCCCTTGCTCGGTGTAGTGGTCGCACGTATGGCAGACCCTCGGTGGCTCGGCTTTGAGGGTGTTGCGGTACAAGGTAACTATTTGGGGTTCGGGGTGTCTCATAAAAATGTCTCCTGATGTTGCTTAACTGGTGCTGGTGCAAACAGATTGCCTTGTGCCACTGCCTGCTCAATACGCTGGCAGGCAATCTCAAAGTACTTTGGCTCACGCTCTATGCCAATGAATTTTCGGCCCAGCTGGATGGCGGCTACGCCAGTAGTCCCACTGCCCATGAAGGGGTCTAGGATGGTTTCGCCAATATCGGTAAATTGTTGAACCCATTTAATGAGCAATGGCAGCGGCTTGCCTGTAGGGTGAAATCCATCTGTTTTTGAGAATGTCCACACCGCATGATGCCCTCCACCATTCCAGCGTTTCCGACCGCTTCGGTGCATCACAGCGATAGCCTCCCAGCCAGTTCCAGGCCTGTCTCCTGTAAATTGAGGCGCAGCATTGGGCTTAATCCAAACACCCAAACGAACAAGCAAATCACTGGTTTCTAGTTGCGCGGCGTGTCGCCACTCGCAAGACATGACAACCCAACGATTTGTCATGTCCACCAATTTTTTGCAAAGTGGCAGAAATTTTGAATCATCAAGCGCGTTAAAGTCAATTAATACGGCCTTGCCGCTGTTAGGGTCGCTATGCCCATTGCCTCCAGTACGTGCTCCCGCATGAGTTTTTGCACCATAAGGCGGGTCAGTAATCACCGCATCCACCTTGCCCAGCGTTGGCAGAATGTCCATGCAGTCGCCAAGGTACAGCGTAGCGTCACCAATGATGATGGGGTTCATATCCACATTCTCCTAACAATGCTAAAAAATTTACCTTCTCGCTTAAATTCGATCCGCACTGGTGGCAGACCCTCGGTCAACTGTTGGGCCATCTGGTGCAGGTCGGTGGCCCCATAGTCCAGGTCAACACTGGCTCGGTGCGATATATCAGCCAGCAGCCTACGGCTTTTTTCTCCAGCATAGCCATCGTGAGTCACTGCCAAGTATTCGGTTACCGGAAGGTCACTCAAGCCCCCGTAGTAAGTCAGGGAGAGCATTTCCTTGCCACTCGCTCGGCTAATGTGTTTGCGCCATGTCCAGGCGGTAACGTCCATGTCAATACCCTCGTTGCCCATAATGTCTAGGTTTGACAATTTAAGGGTCGGGCGCTCGGGTTCGGGGAATGGCGTCCCGCAAGCCGGACAGACTCGGGCACTCAAACCGCATATCTCTTGGCAGTTATCGCAAATTTTTACGGGCGCTTCACCTATCTTGTCACCCTTCTTTGGTGGCGGGTTAACCGCAGTGATCGGGCCATGCTGCTCCACCACTCCGGCAAAGTCCAGCACCAGACAGTCAGTCTTGCCCTCGGCAATGCGTAAGCCGCGCCCTGCCATCTGGACGTACAAGCCAGGACTCATAGTAGGGCGCAGCATAGCTATCAGATCAATCCCAGGCGCGTCAAATCCCGTTGTCAGTACATTGGCATTAGTTAACGCTCGGATGCGCCCTGCCTTGAAGTCGCTCAACATCTTGTCGCGCTCGGCGCTCGGTGTCTCGCCTGTCACGCACTGGGCCACAATGCCCTGTTCTGTCAAGGCTTCCTTTACATGGTGGGCATGGGCCACGCCAGCGCAGAAAATTAGCCAGGATTGGCGCTCGGCCCCCAGCTTGATGATCTCGCGCACTACCTTGACGTTTTTGTCCTTGGTGTCCACCGCAGCCTGTAACTCGGATTCAATGTACTCGCCGCCTCTCTTATGCACCCCGTCCACCTCCAGCTTGGTGCGGGTCAGTTTGCTTCGCAGGGTTGATAGGTACTTCTTGTGGATAAGTTCTTCGATGCTGGTGGGTTCGATCAAGGCGCTGAAGATGGCGGGCTTGTCAGTGATGTAGCCATGGCCCAGGCGGTACGGTGTAGCAGTTAAACCTATCACCCTGACATTCGGGTTTGTCTGATAGAGGTCTGATAGTAATGTCCGATAGCCACCTTCGTCCTTGTGGCTCACCAGATGGCACTCGTCAATGATTACTAGGTCTACATGGCCTATCTGCTTCGCCTTGTTTCGCACCGATTGGATTCCAGCAAAGGTGATGGGTTCGCCAAGTTCCTTTTGGCGCAGCCCGGCACTGTAGATGCCAAGTGGTGCATTGGGCCAGTGCTGGCGCATCTTGTCAGCGTTCTGAAAAATTAATTCTCTTACATGGGTTAGCATCAAAATGCGAGTCTCGGGCCAATTTTGCAGGGCATCCTTGCACAGCGCAGCCACAATGTGGCTCTTGCCGGAGCCGGTGGGCAGGACTAAGCAGGGGTTGCCTTGGTTGCCTGCGCTGAACCATGCGTAGAGTTGGTCTATTGTTCGGGTTTGGTAGTCACGGAGCATCAGAGTCCCCCAAGAAGTCGGTAAGCTGCGGCGGCTTGGAGCGGGACTTGGGCGTTACCCAATCCTTTGAGGCGGTGAACCCTATGGGGAATCCCATCAGATGTTCTACCCATTGAGGGTTCAATCGCCCACCATCCTTCTCCACTGCCCAATCCAGCATATCCATGCGGCTCTTGCCGTCCTTGCGTATCATTTGTCTCCCCCCCCCTTGTGAATACGGGCCGTTGGCGTAGGCCACATCCGCACATAACCCGCAAGGCCAAGCATTGAGCTCGACCCGTCCTCGTTCTTCCTGCGAACCGTCCCCGTGCTGGTCTGAAAATGTTTTCCGTGTTTGGCTCGGCGTTCCAGTTGTGGGTCTGAGCTCGTCGGCGTAGGTAGCCAAGAGAAACCATCTGTCTCTGTGATGCGGCGCTCCGACATCGGATGCGCGTATGCAAAGCCACCTTGTGTCATACCCCAGCGAGGCCAAGTCTCCAAGTACGGTTCCGAGTCCGTTAGAAAGGATTGCTGATACGTTCTCCAAGAACAACTGTTTTGGTCGTACCACGCTAGCGATTCGCAGGACTTCACGGTAAAGACCTGATCGGGTTCCATCAGATACGCCTGCTTGCTTTCCAGCGACACTAATGTCTTGGCAAGGGAATCCCGCATGAATAATGTCCACGATGCCGGTGTACTCGGATGGATCAAACAATTGAACGTCCCCTTCCCACACTCGCAAGCTGGGAAACCATCCGTCTGCTGCTCGTTCCCGCAAGACTTGGCAGGCGTATCCATCCCACTCAACAGCGACAACTGGCTGGTGTCCGAGAATAAGGTCGGCAAGGAGTCCACCGCCGTGACCGGCAAAGAGGTGCATGGTTCTTGTTTCATGCTTCACCCCACTACCCTTCCATCCCACTTAGCCCTTACCTCAACAATCAACGGATCACCACTAGCACAAGCAGCAGCATTAGCAAGCAGTTCCTTGCTGCCGTACACCCCTTCCCCTGGCTCACCGTTAGCAATCCCCAGCCCGTCAATCTCATACACGGCAACCCAGTCACTTGGCCCCTCAAGCCGCTTCCAGGGCACTAGGTCGGGGTGCAGGACATGGCTCTCGCAGCCAGTACGTTGAGACTCCAACGGCACAATGTCATCCCACTTGGCGCAGTGCCAAGTGCTATCACTTAGTGGCGTAATGTGGGCGCAGGTACGGCAGTTAACGTGCTTTGTCGTCTTGCTGCCGTGGCAAAAGTCATGACCAGGGCAAATCTTGCACTCAAACCACGTTGGGTCAGTGCTGATAGGTGGTGGCAGGCGGTCAGTCAGCGTTAACCGCTGCCCACGCTCAATGGCCTTGGTTGCCACTTCCTTGTCGTACTCCAGCCGCTCGGTGTAGATGCGGTCATCATCCTTGCAAACGGCAACGTACAGCGCACGTTTCAGTGCAGTCCCGTGCATATAAACCTGACACTGGACAAAATGCTGGGGCTTGCTCTTGCCCACGCCATGTTTCTCTAAGTCATTGAATGACTTGAGGCTGTGAGTTTTAAATTCTAAAACGTGTTCAGTTTTCGGCGCACCGGGTACGCCCTTACCAACCCCGTCCAGGCTCCCTGATACGTGACTGCCAAAGTCCACCTTGGTCTGAGTGCCATAGACATGGATGCCTGCCGCCCGTAAGTCACTGATGATGGTGGCTTCTTCATTAAAGCCGCGCCGAAAAAGACGGAGAATCCGTCCTTTAAACTTTTCCTGCACCGCCCACCGAAACGACAGCCAGAGCCAGCGTTCGCAGTGGTGGCCCAAGGTGCTTGCCCCTAAATGCGGTCTGGGCTTTTCAAGCCTTTCCTCATGGGCTTGGTCAATGAGGGAAGTTATGGTAATCTCTGACTCGGGTATTTGCACGTTGTACTCCTGAAGTTGGTTGACCCCGCCGTTACAAGCGGGGTCTTTTTTTTAGGCAGGGGTTTTCTTCGCCCAAGGCGATGCGCCAAACTTAGGTGGCGTAGAAGACTTTGCAGCAGGCGCTGCACCAGCAGGCTTAAACGGCGTCACAGCAGCAGGAGCCGCGCCGCCAAGTGCGCGGTAGCCCCTGATCTCATTGCCTGCGTACTCGCCCGTCTTAACGGTCAGCTTGATGCCTAAGTTGCCGCCAATCAGTTGGTCGGTGTCCTGCACTTTGGCAAGGCCAATGGCCCTCATGATCTCGCCAAGTTGCGACCTGCCAATTTCCTCGGCCTTGGTGCTAGGATTTTTTATGTTCAAGTTTCCAAACACCACCCGGCCCTGATGGGTCGGCCCGGTAATGGTGTACTTGCAGGAAATGTACTTGCCAGTTCCCGCATTGGTGGCCTTGACTTCCGCGCCAGTGATGGTGGCGTTGTACCAGCCCTCTGGCAATGGTTCAAAGTTGGAAGTGCCTTGCGGCAGGGAGTCAACATTAAATTCTTCGTCGAGGAAAGCCATGATTAGTCCTTTGTGATTGTAAAAGTAGGGCGTCCAGGGGTGGACGTAATAGCATCAAGCAGAGGCCCGGTAACGGCGTCAGCAGCCGCATCCCATGCCTTCACATTGATTTCGGGTTTCCACCTAAAAAGGCTGGACAGGTGTTCGGATAGGCCAGCTTCAGCAGCCAACATTTGCAGCTTGTCAGAGTCAACCTTCTTGTTGATGCGGCCCTCCATCTTGATCTTGTAGCCGTCAACCTCATGGTTTACCGTGCCTTCCAAGTCCTTTGGTAAGGCAAACTCTTTGACCATTGAGTCTTCCAGTTCACGGCGGTCTTTGACTGCGGCGGTCTCAAGTTTTTTGGCGTCGAGCCAGCGTTGGTAAAGACTCATGCTGCCTCCAACGCTAAAAGTTTGCCAATGCGCTCATTGATTTCCATCACGCTCTTATGGTAGTCAGCCATGACCTTTTGTTTCAGCGCCTCAAGCGCAGCAATCTGTTGCGCCCTCGGGTCATAGTTGTCTGGAATGTCAATCTCAAATTCTTGCTCACCGACATAGGTGCGTTCGGCGCTGTCGTCCAGTTTAAAAGAAGCAAGTCGATATTCCCCTTTTTCTTGCCACGCATATTTTTGGTAATGAACATGGGCTGTCGTTTTGATCTTCATGCCACACCCCCGATTTTGTTAATGATTTCGCCCAAGTCAGGTGCTTCCCAGCCGCCCAGCTTGCCTGACCTATCCTTGGCAAGCCAGATGCCATCGCTATCGCACATCAAGGCCCGTTGAGTGTTGCCCTCGGCATCTTTCTCCACTCGCAACGCAAGCACTTCGTCAAAAAAGTAAGGCAGTGCCTGCCCTGTCTTGTTACCCGGCATTGAAGGCGAATACAGTACCCGGCCCATTTCATCCTGCGTTTTTTCTAACTTAGCGGCATCAGTGCCAATGGCGTCAAGCTGCTCGTATACGGGCAGGCAGGGGCTGGCAAGACCAGCCTAATCAAGACATTACCACAGCCCGTGGTGTTGTCTGCGGAGGGTGGGTTGTTGTCTATACAAGATGCCGACTTACCGTATCTTGAAATCACCAGCATGGATGACTTGCGCGAGGCTTACGCATGGGTAGCGGATTCTGACCACAAGTCAGTAGCGCTAGACAGCATCAGCGAGATTGCTGAAGTCTGCTTGAACCATGAGAAGAAGGTCAACAAAGACCCACGCGCTGCCTATGGAGCCATGCAGGAACAGATGGCCGATATCATCCGCGCCTTCCGTGACCTTCCTGGACGTCATGTTCTGATGACCGC